ATGAGCACCTGGTACACCGCCCAGGCACTGGCCGGATTGGTTGGCATGCCCGCTTACCCCGATGGTGTGCGCAAAAAGGCCGAGCGTGAAGAGTGGCAAAGCCGCAAGCGTGAGAAAGGAAAAGGGGCCGAATACCACATTGGCTCACTGCCGATTGAAACCCGCCGTTACCTGGCAGAACAAGCGGTGGCCGCACAAGGTCATGCGGTGACCGACCATGCGGCGGGTGGCAAAGCCATGGCCAAGTTGCTGGCACGCGAGGTGCCGGTCAAACCGGAGGCAGGCCGCAAATTGCTGACACTGGGGGAGGGGCCTCGCCAGAAGGTCGATGCCAGACTGCTGATCCTGCAGGCCGCCGATATCTTCCTGGCCCCCTATCACGCCTGCCAGCAAGGGGAGGTGGGTCGCCGCGCCTTTATCGAGGCATACCGTGCCCGCACTCTCGCCCTGCCTGTCAGCGTTTATGAAAGGCAAAAACCATTCAGCCTGATCACCCTGCGCCGCTGGCAAAGTGCGCTGGCGGATGAAGGCCCCGCAGCCCTGGCTGGCAAATATCAGCGGGAGCGGCCATCAACCGTCGAACAGAGCCCGGATCTGGCCCAGTTTCTCACCGCCCTGGTCACCACCAAGCCCCATCTGGCCAACAAGTGGGGGGCGCTGCACGAACTGGCCAGCCAATACAGCGAAATGAATCAGCTGGGATGGCAGATCCCCAGCCAATCCTCCTTGCGTCGTTGGATGGTGAAATGGTTGGCAGAGAACAAGGTGGCCTTTACCTACACCACCAACCCGGATGCCTACAACAACAAATACCGCAGCGCGATCGAGGAGATGTACCCCTGGATGGCCCAGCCCAACGACGTCTGGGAGTTCGATAGCACCCCGGTCGATGCCATGTTGGTGGATGGCCGTCACAGCATCATCGCGGTGATCGACGTGTATACCCGTCGCGTTCGTTTGCTGGTGGCCAAGAGCTCATCGAGCGAGGGGATCTGCCTGCTACTGCGCAAGACCCTGCTGGCATGGGGCACGCTCAACGATAACGGCGTGATGCGCACCGATAATGGTTCTGATTATGTGAGCCAGCGGGTCATGTCCATCTGCACTCTGCTTGGTATGAACGTCAGCCGCTCCAACGCCTACTCGGGGTGGGAGAAACCCCATATCGAACGGTTTTTCCGCACCCTGAGCCACGGCCTGATCGAGCTGCTGCCCTCCTATATCGGCCACTGCGTGGCAGACCGTCAGGTGATCGAGGCGCGCAAGAGCTTTGCCCAGCGGCTGGAAGAGAAGCGCAAACCGGATGCGCAAAAAGAGATTTACGAGCTGGCCATGACGGCAGCAGAGCTGCAAACCCTGCTCGATAACTGGCTCGATGCCCGTTACCACAACCGCAAGCACAGTGCCCTTGGCATCAGCCCCAATGAAAAGTATCAGCTGGCCCGTTATCAGCGCCGCGCCATTCCCGATGAAGCTGCGCTGGATCTGCTGCTCAACCATATCGGCGAGGCAACCGTCTCCAAAGGCTTTATCAAGACCGGTGGCCTCAAATACAGCGCCCCCGAACTGTTGGAGCACAACTGGAAGAGCCAGCGGGTCAGCGTCTTTCTCGATCCGTGCGATGTGGGCCGCGCCATCTTGTACCGCACCGGCGATTGGAACGAGCGGATCGAGGCCATCAACATCGACCTGCTGGGCAATGGCATCAGCCCCGATGCCTTCCGGGCGGCCAAAAAAGCCGATGCCAAGGCGCTGGCCAGTTTTCGCCGCGAGATGCGCAACCTTGCCAAAACCTTTGGCATCGACCAGCTCCATCAGGATGTGGTGCGCCACTTCGTCGATCAGGCCAAGGGTATTGAAGCGTTCAGTCGGCGCGATCTCACTCTCGATAACCCGGCATTGGCCGCGCTCACCGGGGTTTCAACCCCCGCTGAACCCGCCCGTTTCAATGTGGCAGAGCTGGCCGCCATAGAAGCCAGACGAGAAGCGAAAGCGCAGCGGGCGCAATCCATCGCAGGGCAGGAATCGAGAGCACTCAAGACCGAGTACGAGCAAGCCATCTATCTGGCAGAGCGGGAGCTGGATACCCCGCTGACAGAGCGGGAGAAGGAGTGGCTGACCCGATACCTCTACAGCCACAAGCTGATGGCAAAACGCATTTACCGCCATCTGGATGAAGTTCGGGCTACCCGCCGCACCCAGGCAAAAGGTTAGCGAGTAGCCCGAAAAGGCCCAAAAACAAAGGACAAACCCACTATGAAACACAAGATCGTTGAAGTCAAAAACATGATCAAGACCGAGCAGCTGCTCGACAACTTGCTCAACCGCTCCAGCATAGTGCCAGGCATTGGCCTGATCCATGGCCCCTCCGGCTTTGGCAAGACCACCGCTGTGGAATGGCTGTTCAACCAGGACGAAGTGAACGGCATCTATGTCCGCTGCTACAAGGCCGACACGGTGACCAGCCTGCTGGAGCAGATTGCCAAAGAGATCGGCATTCCCCAGCGTCATAACCTGCGTGCTCAGGTCGATAGCATCATCGAATCCGTCCGTGCCGAAGAGCTGGCCATCTTCGTGGATGAGGCCGATTACGTGGTCGGCAATGCCCGCATTATGGAGACCCTGCGCGATATCTACGATGCCACCGAACAACCCCTGATCCTGGTCGGGATGGAAGAGATTGCCCGCCGGATCAGCCAGCGCAAGCAGCTGTTTAACCGCATCTCCCAGTGGATCGAATTTAAACCGGCCGATCTCGATGACGTGTCCCTGATTGCCAGTGAAATGCTGGAGGTGGACGTGGAGATCGACGATGCACTGCTGGATTTGATCCGCAAGCGTTCCAACGGCGTGGTGCGCACCATCGTCTCGGCCCTCGACAAGATTGAAAAAATGGCGATGGCCTCCGATGCCCGGATTATCCGGCTGGAGGACGTTGACGCCAGCGAGCTGCTCCATGACGTGCGCCGCAGCCGCTAGCCGTCAGGCTACAGCCAATAAAAACAAAGCACGGGAGGGATTCCAGTGGTTGATACAAAAGCAACGCTAATGACGTTGCAAGCCTGGGAATGGATGTGCCAGCAAGAGACTTTTCTGATCAAGGACGTGATCGCCGTGACGGGAATGTCGGAGGCACATATCTACAAGGTCGTGCGTGACTGGTTGGCCGCTGGCCACCTCATTAAACACCCGGACGGCGTGGTATCCCGCCCGGCCTATTTCAAAGTGGTTAGCGCCCAATACGTGCCACCGATTGGCAAAAGCAGTGGCCAGAAGCGGCCAAAATGCCGGAACAAGCGCAAAACCAATCAACAGAAAATGTGGAACACCATGAAGATCAGCCGCTTCTTCACCCTGACAGACCTGATGTTGACGGCAGAGACGGGTCAGAAACAAGCCTGGTTTTACACCGATAGGTTGGTGAAAGCCGGTTACGTCAAGGTGCTGTTCAAAGTTGACAGTTTGCTGCCTGTACCCGCCAGACACGGCCTGACAGGACGTTATCAGCTGGTCAGGGATACAGGACGTTATGCCCCACTATGCCGTGACCATGGTTGCTGGGATCAAAACCAGCAGCAGTTATATCCGTTCCAACGGGAGGAGGAGGCACATGGAAACGTGGCTTGAGGTGTTGCAGGCCGAAGTGGCGGCCAGTTCGCTAGCCCAGGTGGCCGAGAAGCTCGGGCTCTCTCGCACCACCATCAGCCAGGTCTGCAACGAAAAGTATCCCGGCGATATGGCAAGGGTACAGACCCTGGTGGAAGGGGCCCTGATGGGCAACAAGGTGAGGTGCCCCATCCTGGGGGATATCCCGGCGCATCAGTGTCTCGCTCACCAACGCCGAGGCCCGAGCGAAGTGGGCAGCAGTCCGATGGATATCAAGCTCTGGAAGGCATGCCGCAGCGGTTGCCCCCATAGCCAGCTGACCGAGGCGCAGCAGCTTCGCCGCCCGATGCGGTTATCGGTAGAGCAGGGCAAAGGGTCGCAGAAAACGGCTCGCTATGACGCCGAGGCAACCCTCTCGAGATTGCGCCGACAGGCCAAAAGCGATGGCGACAATGCCAGCAGCAGCCTGCGCATTCTGAGTGAGCTGCTGGCCGAAGAGCTGAAAATCATGGCCATCAAATACAACCGGCTGCTCGACAAGCAAGAAGGCAAATAAGGGTTGGTGGGGCTCTTTCGCGGTGGGCCCGGTGACGAGATCACAAGGAGAACGGGATGAAAAAGCATCTTCACAGCAATTTGCAAAAGACCGCCGAGCAACTCAGCCACTGGCTGACGGCCAAGGGATATGACGTTCGGACCAGTCGGGTTTGCCATACCCCGCTGCTGGCGGTTACCGGGCCACTGCCCAAAGAGATGCAGGCGCGCGCCGTGCTGAGCCGTGAATGTCTGGCGGGCGTGGTGCGTGAAGTTGCCCTGGTGCGCTTTGGCGGCTGCCTGCTCCACTGGCGCCAAGAATCCTGAAACCAGCCTGGGGGATGAGATGAGCAAGATCCAGCTTGAGATAGAAGACGAGGCGCTGGCGCGGGTGGTGCTGCGTCAGTTACCCAAGTTTCTCGAATTCTGCAGCGCGACCTATCAGGAGGAGCTGGCGAGCGCGAGAGCAGAGCAGTGCAGCGCCGTGATGTGCCCTCCGGTGCCCGGCAGCAACAAGATCCATTAAGGAGAAGCCCATGCAAGAAGCACAAACCAGCAGTACCACCCCGATGCGCCAGAACGCTCAGGGGCACTGGGTACCGGAAAACCTAATCGCCCCAGCAGACAAGCTGCGCGATGAAGTGGTGCTGGCCATTATCGCCGCTGCTCGCGAGCAGCGCGCACAGCTGGCCGCTTTCAAGATTGGCGCCATGCAACAGATCGCCGATTTTGTGGATCTCTCCGCCGAGCAGTACGGCGTGGCGTGGGGCGGCACCAAGGGCAATGTGACCCTGCTCAGTTTTGATGGCCGTTACAAGCTCATTCGGGCAGTGGGGGAGCACCGCAAATTTGATGAACGGATCCAGGCCGCCAAAGCGCTGATTGACCAGTGCATCGAACGCTGGAGCGATGGCGCCAGCAGCGAGATCCGCGCCCTGGTAGACCATGCCTTTCGGGTATCCAAGAGCGGTCATATCGACGTGAATCAGGTGCTCTCCCTGCGCCAGCTCAATATCGATGACCCGGATTGGCTGCTGGCCATGCAAGCAGCTGTCGATGCCATCCAGGTGACCGGCACCAGCCAATATCTGCGGCTCTACGAGCGTGACGCTCACGGGCGTTACATCCAGATGAGCTTGGATCTGGCCAAGGTATAGGGAGGAGGTGTGATGGAAATCAACGTGGAAAAAGCCGAAGAGCAACTGCTGCTCTGTGAGCAGATCACCGAAACCGAGGGTACCTGCTACCCCGACGACACCTATGAGGATGGCATCAAGGTAGCATTGCTCTGGGCGCTGGGGCTGGGGCCTGCGCCCCTCAATGCCGAGGAGTATCAAGGGGTGACGCCACTGCAGTTCGAGTAATGGCCCGCTGCGAAACAGGGCGGCGCTGCCGCTCTGTCTGCCCGGTGTGGTGGCCGGGTACTGATGAGCAACCAAATGATCTGGGCCCAGGTCTTCACCGTCTTGATACAAGGAGCACGGCGATGACCAAAACAGAGATGGATATTCGGCTTACCAAGATATTCAGCAGCGCAGCCATTGCACTGGTAGCGGCTGACAAACGGGCTGTGTGCAAACAGCTCAAACAGTTTGATAAAGAGGCGCGCGCCCGTGGTTTTCATGCGCTGGCAGGAGAAGCCTGCCAGATGCGCTGGCAACTGGTGGCCGAGTTGCAGCAAGCCAGAACGGCGGCGCTGGAGGCCAGCCATGGCCATGTCTAACTGGCAACGACTGCTGGCCTACGTAATGAAGTTTGGCAACCTGAGCCAGCAGCAGGCTGAGCAGTGGCTCGATAGCCATTGTCCTCAGTGGCGCAGTGGGCCGGATGTGGTGGCTGCTGGGCAAATCTGGATGAAAAAGACGGGGAGGGGGAATTGAACACCTTAGCTAACAATCAGCCAAATGCTGCGCAGAGTGGTGATCGTACCCGCCTGATCCGTCTGGTTCAGGTTGGCAGGCGCACCCTGGGGCTCGATGAGGAGACTTATCGGGCGTTGCTTGAGCAGCAGAGCGGCAAGCGTTCGGCGGCCGAGTTGACAATCCAGGAGCTGGACAAGGTGCTGCTGGCCATGAAGGGGGCAGGGTTTAAACCGACGGTTAAACGCCCTGTTAAAGCGGGAGGGAGCAAGCGTTTAAGCCCAGCCAGTGGGGCCCATGCCAAAACCGCCGAGATAAGCGTGATCAGGGCAGTATGGATCACCATGCACCGCCACGGCCTGCTGCACGATGGCAGTGAGACGGCCTTGAATCACTATGTTGAACGGCAAACGGTGCGGCTTAACAACGGCATCGGCGTGGCAGAGGTGGCCTGGCTCACAGATGGGTTGGCTTCCCAGGTGCTTGAGTCGCTGAAAAACTGGCACAAGCGGGAGCTGGTTGCCCGGCTTGTCGCGGCCAAGAAAACCGTCCCCACCAATGAGAAGTCCGGGCGAGTGGCCGGTTATCAGGCCGTTGTGGCGGCGTTTGAGGAGATGAATGATGGACGCTAACGCTGAGAATCTGGACTTGTTCGCAGATGACCATGAGTCGCTGGGACAGCTTGTCGATCGACTGGATCAGATTCCGACGACCGAATTGACGGCCAAATGGCCGAAAGCCCTGAGTGAGCTGGTCGATGTGCTGGCCTGCGAGTTGGTAAGAGGGGGGATGGAGTCGGATCTGGCCAAGGCTCAGGCCCGCAAGTTGGCGCTGGTACAGGCCCATTATATGGGGGGCCGAGCCTACTACATCCCCACGGGGGATCATCTCAAGGCCGCTCTGCGTGATCGGGCCATCTGGGATGAGTTCAATGGGCGAAATATCGACCAACTTGCCCGCAAGCACGGGCTGTCGGTGCCACAGACCTATGCGGTGGTGGCTGAACAGCGGGAGTTGATGCGACGACGGATACAGCAAGAACTGTTTTAGATATCACCAACGACCTCACATTGATGAGGTCTTTTGATATCGGTCATTGTAGGTCATCAATTATAACCTACATAGATAATAACTAATTGATATGCAAATTCTTTTACGATAAAAGCATGGTGTCAATTGTGCATGTAACATGCTGATGAAGGAAGATGAACCATGAATCAAGAGTGGATTCTCCAAATCAAAGAAACTCGCCGAACATTCTCTAACGCAACCTGGATCCCATTGAGGGCAAACGATAACGATGAGAATGGGAAGATAAAAAAAGTTGGTTATTACAGCGAGTATTTTGGTTGTGGGTCTGTCGCATTTCCACCAGAGCATAGAAAATTAGCTGAGGAGCGCCTAGGCTGGAGTGATATCGGGATAGGACATACAGTAGCCCCCTATGCTTACGAAGATGGATATTACGCCACCATTGACCAATATCAATACAACGATAAAGAGCCAATAGGTGTAAATCTTGTGTTCGAGCATCCACAACCGGTTGTTGGTGGAAAACAATGGATACTAAATCCAGACTTAGTGGTTGCGCTCCGCTTGATAAAAGATGGTACGAATTGGGTTAGACCTGAAGAGGATTTCGTTGTTGTAGCACGAGAGCATTTTGATAAAAATGGTGAACATCGTTTGATAGAAATCAAACGAGAATTCCTCATTGATTATTTGGCTGCAAGGAACCTTTCACTTCGACTCTCTTATTACCGCCAAAGAGTGGAAAATGTGCCATCTCTTGAAGGCAGTGAGTACGCAGCTCTAAAAGCACATGAAGAGGAGCGGAACAGCGGTCGATTTGAGCTCCGAATTAGTAACATCAATGATGTGTTCGGAGGCAGTTGGGCGATATTTCGTGCTTGGCGTACAGATGTTGACGAAGATGAAGACGCGCCAGTGATGGGGCCAGAAAATGATCATAACACTGGCCATGAAAGCTCGACAGGAGAGCGAGGTGGATATGAAGGAGTCCGAGTTGAGGGTGAATTTTGGCGAGATGAGTGGATTGATCACCAAGCTCATAGCGTGCGTGTTCGTGGTGATACCGATACTAATCTCCCTCAATTCATAGTTGCGACTGATGGCAAACGCATGGCATCTTCTGAACTAAATAATGAAGATATTGGCCGATGGCTTTGGTTTCGCTCAAGTGTTGTGACTGACCTTCTAGGCCACCGCGGCTTTGCCTTGAGATGGTGTACGGCGGAGACAGGTAAGATTTGTTCTACCTCTGGCTACGCTACCCACTTTGGCATCAATTCGGCAGATTTGATAACAGTCTATGCCTATGACATTGCCCGTCTCGCGGCTTGGGAACAACATGTCTGGGCTGCGAACAACGTTGCGCCAGAGGGCAAGGTTTCATCAGAGTTGCTGATGGCGCAAGTTAAGGCCGAGCCTGCGTCTACACATGCGGTTGAGGAATTGTTTTTTACTAGCATGCGAATGCTAGAGCAAGGCTTCCGTGATAAGTTTGGGATTGAGTTATTCAGTCACGATATCGATGATGAATCTACAATGCAGCAGATATCTCGCTTCCATAGCAAAGATCAAGCATCGTTGCTCAGATTGGCAAAAGACCTTGTCCGCGTTTTTTCGGATAGACTAAACGTCCGTGGCCTTCGAAAAATTGCTACCCATGCAGACAAAGATAAGCTTGGCTCAAACAAGCTTCTGCAAGATATTCTTTCCCAGAAAATTGGAGCAGATAAGGCTCGTCAAGTTTTTGCTGAAATTGCTGGTGTCTATGATATGCGCGTCGGTGATGCACATCCGACTGGCTCAAAAATCACAGACGCAATCAAGCTTGCTGGTATTGATCAAGACAATTCATTTTTAATACAAGGCCAGCAACTCATTCACAATTTTGGGCGATCAATTTGGTATGTAGGCAAGTTTCTTTTTGGACAAAAAGAGAGCTAGGCAAATTGTCGCTTAAGAATGTCTCAATTCGAAGTTCAAAAAGTTAGACCGTTAATTTTCATGTAACCCATCATAAACCCATGCCATAGAGGCCCCTCGGTACGCTGCTGATAATGCAGTTCACCGAGGGGCCTTTATGTTATCACTCGCACTTAAATGGCTGCTTCGTCCCGATGTGGAAGGGGGCGAAGTCAACCATCACGCTGACCGTGGTGGCCATACCAAGTACGGCATCGCCGATGCCGCCGATGGCAAGAAGGACGGCATGGCCGACCTCGATCGGGATGGGGTACCCGATATCGCTATCGGTGATCTGACTCCGGCCCATACCGAGCCCTTTTACCGCCAGAACTACTGGACGCCCGCTCGCTGTGACCTGATTGCCAGTCTAAGCCCGGCCCTCGCTATCGCCGTGTTTGATGCTGCGGTACATCACGGGCCGAAACGCGCCATCCAACAGCTGCAGCAGGTCTTGGGGGTGATGGCAGATGGCCGCCTTGGCCCAGTGTCGATTGGCAGGCTCAAGCAGCAACTGGGCGCCAAGGGTGAGGGCCAGTTCCTGCTGGCGTTGATGATGCAGCGGGCCAGCTTTATGCACGGCATTGTGCGCAAAGACCCGAGCCAATGGGCCAATGCCGATGGCTGGATCAACCGGCTGCTGCGTCTGCAGAGCTACCTCCTTTCCGACGTGGTTGGCGAGGTGGTGGCATGAGCGTGCTGACCATCAAGCAACAGAAGGCGGCGGCCGCGATCCAGGCAGCGGGCTGCTTTGGCATCCCTGAACTCAAGAACCCCCGTTATCTCGCTTGCTTCAAGGATGGGCGCAAAGCCCATCTCAAGGCCGCTTTGGCCAATCAGATCGCTGACCCGAAGGCGATCCCGCTCTATAGCCACCACCAGACCCGTCAATCCCTCTTTGAGAAGGGGTGGCGCTCGGTGACCGAACTGGATCGCCTGCGGGCCCGTGCCCGTCATTGCCAACCTCCGTTATTTCAACCCAAAAAGAAGGAAGTCCATCATGCCTGATTCCCTGTTACCTCAAGCGAAGTCTGCTTTCAAAAGCCGCACTGTGATCGGTGGTGTGATTGCCGTGGGGGCCGGTATTGCGGGCCTGTTCGGTGTGCCGGTCGATGCGGGTACCCAAGCTAGCCTGGCATCCACCCTGGTGGATCTGGCCAGTGCGGTGGGTGGCCTGCTCGCCATCTGGGGCCGCATCAAGGCGACCCATACCGTCCGTTAGTAGCCATACGAGAGAGGTCATGTGACAAACCTCATAGACCGTGCCCAGCTGGCCGATGCCGATCGGACTGGGCGCATTATCGAAGCCCACCAGAACAGGGCAAGGCCACACGGTGATGGTATCTGCTGCGATTGTGACGAAGCCATCCCGATCTCCCGCCTTGCAGCCGAGCCTGGTGCCGAGCGCTGTATCGAGTGCCAGACCCTGTATGAGCGCAAGGAGGCGACCCGTGTGGGAATTCATCGTTAAGAACTGGGGCCCGCTCTATGCGTTGGCCAGCCTGGTGGGTCTGGTGGTCATCATCTTGCTCTCCAAAACCTACGCCAAGCGCGAAGACCTCACGGCCCTGGTGCAGAGAGTCCAGCGGGTGGAACAGGTACTGGCTGATCTGCCGAGCGAGCGTGAGCTGCACAAGTTACAGCTGGAGATCAGCGAGCTGCGGGGGGAGTTGCGGGAGGTGAAGCCGGAGCTGCGCCAAGCCCGTCGTCTTGCCGATTTGCTATTGGAAAATGAGCTCGCCGCCGTACAGAAGGAGAAGCCATGAGTATTCAAGCGATATTGGACGCCCAGCAGAGGCTGGTGATTCTGCGCTCCCTGCTGGATATCGGTGGTGCCGCCAACGAGTCAATCCTCAATGACTGCCTCGACCAGCTGGGTACCGGTCGGGTGACGCGGGATCGGGTGAAGACCCTGCTGGCCTGGCTGGAAGAGCAGGGGCTGGTGCGCATCGAGCGACTGGCCACGGTGCAGGTGGCTCACCTGACCGGTCGGGGGCAGGACGCGGCAGAGGGCCGGGCAACGGTGCCCGGCGTCAAGAAGCCCAGGGCGGAGGATTAAGCATGGCCGATAAACCGACCCGAGGCCGCGCCAGCAAGGTGTGGCTGCTGCCTGAGTCCATCCGCAACGCGCTCAACGAGATGCTGCGGGACAAGGGCAACAGTCAGGCTGCCATCCTGGATGAGATCAACGGCCTGATCGAGGAGGCTGGGCTGCCCGATGATCTCAAGCTATCCCGCTCCGGGTTGAGCCGTCATGCCAGCCAGGTTGAACAGGTCGGCCAGCACCTGCGGGATTTGCGAGAAACCACGGCCGCCTTGACCTCCCAGCTTGGCGACAAGCCGATGGGGGAGACCACCAAGCTCATTCTGGAACTGGGCCGTTCCCAGTTGTTCAAGGCGATGCTGGCTCAGGTGCAGAACCCGGAGGAGGCGGTGGATATCGACATGCTGAAAAACGCCATGCTGGCAGCCCAGCGGCTCGAATCGACCGCGATGCAGAGTCACAAGCGGGAGAAGGAGATCCGCCAGGCATTTGCCGAAGAGATCGCCGCCAAGACCGAAGCCATCGTGACCCAGGCGGGCTTGAGCGGTGAAGCCGCCGCCGAGATACGCCGCGAAATCCTGGGGATTGCCTGATGACCGCCATTGCTCAGACCCCTATCGCCCAACAGTTGGCCCAGACCTTGGGTACCGAATACAACCCCGACGAGGTGTTGCTGCCGTACCAACGGATCTGGATTGCCGACGATAGCCCGCTCAAGATTGCCGAGAAGAGCCGCCGTACCGGTATCACCTGGGCGGAGGCGGCCGACGCCGCCCTGACGGCCTCCAAGACCAAGGCGGCCGGGGGCTGCCACCACTTCTATGTGGGCAGTAACAAGGAGATGGCCCGCGAGTTTATCGATGCGGTGGCGATGTGGGCCAAGGCGTACAACAAGGCAGCCGGTGAGATCCAGGAGGAGGTATTCACCGACGACGAGGACAAGGCGATCCTCACCTTCGTGGTCTATTTCGCCTCGGGGTTCAAGGTGCAGGCGCTCTCCAGCAACCCCTCCAACCTGCGGGGGATGCAGGGCAATGTGACCATCGACGAGGCCGCATTCCACGACCGACTGGCCGAGGTGTTGAAGGCCGCCATGGCGCTGACCATGTGGGGCGCCAAGGTACGGTTGATCAGTACCCATAACGGCGTCGATAACCTGTTTAACCAGCTGATAAACGACAGCCGCGCGGGCCGTAAAGAGTATTCCATCCATACCATCAGCCTGGACGATGCTTGCCGCCAGGGGCTCTATCGCCGGATCTGCCAGGTCAAGGGCGGCCTTTGGACACAGGACGCAGAGGACGCCTGGAAGGCGGGGCTGCTCAAGGCCACGGCCACCGAAGAGGATGCCCTGGAGGAGTATTTCTGCGTACCCAAGCAGAGCAGCGGCGTCTATATCAAGCGCACCCTGATCGAGCGGGCGATGCAACCGGATATCCCCATCTTGCGCTTTACCGCCCCCAAAGACTTCGAGCTCACGAGCGAGGAGACCCGCAAGGCGGTGGTGGATATCTGGTGCGAGGAGAACCTCAAGCCCTGTCTGGAAGCACTCGACCGCAGTTGCCGCCATGTATTGGGAGAGGACTTCGCTCGCAAAGGGGACTTGTCGGTTTTCGTACCGCTCTCCATCGCCAGCAACTTGAGCAAACGGGTGCCCTTTGTGGTGGAGCTGGTCAATGCCCCCTATGAGAGCCAGCGCCAGATCCTGTTCTACCTGCTGATTGGGCTGCACCGTTTCACGGCGGCAGCCTTCGATGCTACCGGTAACGGCGGCTATCTGGCAGAAGCCGCCCGCCTGCGCTGGGGGGCCGCGATGATCGAGTGCGTAATGCTCAATGACCCTTGGTATCGGGAGTGGATGCCCAAGCTCAAGGCAGAGTTTGAGGATGGCAACCTGACCATCCCGCGCCATGCAGACGTGCAGGATGACTTGGGGAAAATCCAGGTCATCAACGGCATCCCCAAGATCGACAAGGGCAAGAACACAGGCCAAGGGGGCCAACAGCGGCACGGTGACTTTGCGGTGGCCTTGGCCATGGCGGTGCGGGCCAGCTGGATGGAGGGGGGCGCCATCGAGTTCACCCCGCTGCCCAACAAGCGCGATGAAGCAAGGGGCGATAACCATCATTCGTTCGAGAGAGGGGCCTGGTAATGGGCAGGATCATCGATATCAACGGCAATCCCCTGCGGCTTGAAAAGGAGCCGCAGACCGAGAACTCGGCGGCGCTTGCCCAGTTGCGCCGTCACTACAGTGAGCACCCCACGGTGGGGCTCACCCCTAGCAGGGCGGCAGCAGCATTGAAGGAGGCAGAACAGGGCAACCTGATCGCCCAGTGCGAGCTGGCGGAAGATATGGAGGAGAAAGACGCCCACCTGCAGAGTGAACTCGGCAAACGTCGTCGCGCTCTGTTGGGGGTGAGCTGGACCATCGAGCCGCCCCGCAACGCCACCCCGGCGGAGAAGCGTGACAGCGAGATGATCCGTGAGCTGATTGAGGACTTTACCTGGTTTGATGATGCCATCTTTGACGCCACCGATGCAGTGCTCAAGGGGTTTTGTGCCCAGGAGTTCTGCGGCTGGGAGCTGGTGGAGGGATTACAGCTTCCCAAGGGCATCATCTGGCGCGATCCCGCCTGGTTTCAGACCCACACCGACGATCGCAACCAACTGCGGCTGCGTGATAACAGCCATGAAGGGGTAGCACTCAACCCGTTTGGTTGGCTGTTGCACAAGGCCAAGTCCAAATCGGGGTATCTGGCCCGCACCGGCCTTGTCCGTACCCTGATCTGGCCGTTTCTGTTCAAGAACTACAGCGTGCGGGATCTCGCCGAGTTTCTGGAGATCTACGGCCTGCCGGTGCGCCTTGGCAAATACCCGGAAGGGGCGACCGAGAAAGAGAAGGCCACCCTGCTGCAGGCGGTGCTCTCCATCGGTCATAACGCTGGGGGCATTATCCCGCGCGGGATGGAGATTGAGTTCCAGAACGCCGCCAGCGGTCAGGCCGATCCCTTTGTGGTGATGATGGAGTGGTGCGAGCGCTCCATGAGCAAGGCCATTTTGGGGGGCACCTTGACCTCACAGGCCGATGGCAAGAGCTCGACCAATGCCCTGGGCAATGTCCATAACGAGGTGCGCCAGGAGGTACGGGATGCCGATCTCCGCCAGCTGGCCGCTACCCTGACCCGCGATCTGGTCTATCCCCTCTATGCCCTGAACGGCAAGAGCTATCAGGGGCCGCGTCGCAGCCCCCGCCTAGAGTTTGATGTGACCGAGCCGGAGGATATGCAGCAGCTGGCAGGGCCGCTGCGCACTCTGGTCTCTATCGGCATGAAGATCCCGACCCAGTGGGTCTATGACAAGTTGCAGATCCCGGTGCCCACCGCTCAGGAAGAGGTATTGATCATTCAGGATAATCGGGGGGCAACAGGGGAGGCTGAGCTCAAGGCTCGGCTGCCCCGTCAGGGACTGGCGACACTGGCTGCACATAAAGCAGCGCAGGGAGATAACAACGATGCCCAGTTGGCCCGGCTGCAGGCCGAGGCGGCCCCTCTGCTGGCGGGGATGACCGATGCTGTCCAGGCGCTGGTGATGCAGGCCACTAACCTGGAAGAGATCCGGGATGGCTTGCTAGCACTGGAACCTGAGCTCAGTCATGACGAATTGGGGGCACTGATGGCACAAGCCATCGCCGCCAGCGAGCTGCTCGGCATGCTTGAGATGGAGGAGGGGCGCTGATGCCCGTTCGCTCTTCACCAGTCAGATATGGCTCCTTGCCCTTTGCCGAGGCGATCGCCTTCTTTCGCCAGAAGCTCGATATGCCGAGCGAACGCTGGGCCGATGTGTGGCGCGATGCCCATAACCGCGCCTTTATGGTGGCGGGGGCCACCAAGACCGATCTGCTGGCTGACCTGCGCGGGGCGGTAGACAAGGCGATCAGTGAAGGGCAATCCATCGGGGCCTTTCAGAAGGCGTTTAAGGAGATTGTGGCTCGCCACGGTTGGGAGCATACCGGCCCGGCGTCCTGGCGCTCCCGCGTCATCTTCGAGACCAACCTGCGCCAGAGTTATAACGCCGGGCGTGAAGAGCAGATCCAGCGTATCAAGCACAAACGCCCCTATGCGCTCTATCGTCATGGGGACTCCGAGCACCCCAGGGAGTTGCACCTCAAGTGGAACAACCTGGTGCTGCCGGTGGATCACCCCTGGTGGGAGATGCACAGCCCGAGCAATGGCTATGGCTGCAAGTGCAAGAAGTTCCTGCTCTCAGAGGCCGATCTCAAGCGGCGCGGCTTGGTGGTGGGCAAGGCCCCGGATGATGGCGAATATGAGTGGGTGGACAAGGCCACCGGGGAGTTACACAAGATCCCCCGAGGTATCGACCCCGGCTTTGATTATCGTCCCCAGACTCCGGCAGAGCTGACCAAGGTGGTGGCCAAGCGCGAAGCGGCCAAGCCTGCGTTGGCCGAGCGACTGTCAGAGCGGATCGTTGATAGTGCCTTCTCCAGTGTCAAAGGTGTCACCGCCCAGGGTTTGAGTGATCTGCTGGCCAAGTTGCCAGCCCCCCAGCGCGAACCATTGGCGGCGTTCCTCAAGGCGCATCCGGTCAAGACCCTGTTTATCAAGCAGACCGAAATGGGGAAGGGGGCGGCAGGGCTCAAGGTTGCCCCGGCTATTGCTGATTACCTGGGCAAAGACCCCTATCTGGTGCGCTCTTTTTACTATTCGCGCCGGGCCAGCAGGGTCAACGGCTTTACCGCAACCAGCTGGGATCATCTGGTTATCAAGGTAAAGGGGGGCGATACTTTGAAGGCGGTGGATATGCAGGCGGTGCAAGTGGCAGCAGCCGATGTGTTGGCTGATGCCCACGCTAATCGCGGCCCGCGCCAATTACTGCCAAGAGGCGCCAGTGGTGAAGCCTTGCGCCGTCATTGGAGTGTGTCGGCCAATGTAGGCGATAAACTGGGGGAATCGGCCCAGCGGATCTCGACCTGGTTGCATGAGCTCGGCCATCAGGTTCACTTCTGGGCCGGGGAGCCCAATCTCACCGGCATCGGCCTGATTACCGAATATGCCGGAACCAATGGCAAAGAGATGGCGGCCGAGGCGTTTACCGCCTGGGTGCTGGCGAGGGAATCCATGCTGGAGCACTTTCCCGAACTGGCCAAGGGGGTGGAAGCCATGTTGGCCAAAGCTACAGCTGCCACTACCAAGGGCGGCCGCTAGTAGCCCTGGAGATCAAAACATAAAGGAGCGAGATAATGACCTTGCTGGAACAAGCCAGCGCCCTGCTGGCACAGGATGGCCCCTTTACCCTGGCGCAAGCCAAAGAGCTGGATGCCCTGTGTGAGCAGGCCCGTGATGAGGAAGCTGACCTGATGGGGGATCTCTGGGAGGCCGCGATGGCTAATGCAGATGAGGAGGCGCTGTACTATATGACCACCTTTGAGGATGAATTCTGATGGCCGGTAGCTTTATCGCCATCAGTCACCACGGGGTGGCCGATGCCTTTGATCTGCTGGCCAAGCTCTATCAGAAAACCGGTGACCTGAGCGAACCGCTGGCTGATATAGGGGAAGGGCTGCTGCTGTCGCACCGTGATCGCTGGGATGCCCAAGAGAGCCCGGAAGGGGAGCCCTGGGCCCCGCTCTCGGAGAAGTACCGTGCCCGCAAGCCCCGACATGCCGATGAGGTGCTGCGTTTGAACGATGATCTGCGCGATACCCTCGACTATCAGGTCGATCCTCAGACCCTCTACTTCGGTACGCCCATGGTATACGGTGCCGCCCACCAGTTCGGCCGTCCCGAGATCAACCTGCCAGAGCGCCGCGCTCTGGGGCTGTCAGAAGGGGATAAACAGAGTGTGCTGGATATGTTGAGCCTTTATTTGGATATGTCGAGCCAGCACAATTAACTTGATACATTTAATCATTATTGGTGTTATTTTTATAACAAAGCTGAATAATCCCTGTACGGTGCTTGTCTGAGTCTGCACTTTTTATTTTAATTACTTTCTTGCTATTGCATTATTAAGGGGAGATTAATTGTAGCGGGGCGCCATTTTAATGCAAAAAATATTATTCTTGTTTGTCTGTATGTTGAGTTTGGCGGGGTGTGCTCAAATTCAGCACTATAAGGATTACTCAAAAGCATTTCATCAACCTCAGACTGTGTATGTAGGTGGTGAAATCTATGCAGTAAACAAGACTCGCGATTTGCCAAATGTATTTGGTAAAGCTGACATCTATGGTGGGAAAGTCCAAGAAGGCATGTCAGAGTTGCGCTTTATGGGATTTGACTCTGACGGCATGGCAGTCTTGAGATTTACAGATGTAAAAATCCAATCCAATGAGAGTGTATTTACCCGATATGGTAGTAATAGTGTTGTGGCAAACACTAATTCATTTTCAACGCTCAATGTAAATAATTACAGTGTCGTTGGTACAACAAATAGCAATACAGTTGTAACGCAATATCAAAAACCAGAGGCGCAAGTATATGCACTACCACCTAATACTGCAGAGTTTAAATTTAATCCTGCAGATAAAAAGTTAAAGATGGATGGTGTAACCATTGAGATTCTTGAAGTTGGTAGTAACTCAATGTCTTACAGGTTGTCAGAGTCTTAATCTCTTGAGCAAAGCAAGCATAATGTGTGCGATGTGGTAGGCATCGCACATTAAATGGGTTCCCCATGGGAGCCCTGTTCGGACTGCGCGCTTGTGATGCGCCACACTGCGTTGGTATCACCCGCCAGGGTGGATGGTCAGCCTGATAGCATGGTGTTGGTCATTGGCGCGGTTAAACAGCCTTAAACAGCATTGGTTTTGTTCCCCTTGACCTTGCTGGTGATCCCTTTAGGAAACCAGCTCCCTTTACCCACCCGTGACCGCACCTTTTTCTGATACTGCTCAGGGGATAGCACCTTGGGCGTTTTGTGGCGGGTGCCGTTGCAGTGACGACAGGCGGCCACGATATTGGCGGACTGGTTCGAACCGCCATTGCTGCGTGGTTGCAGATGTTCCCCCGTGCACTGCAACAGCCGGGCTTCGGCAGGGGTGAGGCGATATTGCTGCATCAGTGCGGCAGGGGAGGCTTCCCACATTGGCAGTCCGCAATAGAAGCAGTGAAAGGATTGACGAACGGCAGCTTGGTGGCGTTGTTTGGCGATGTTACCCATGGTCGTGACCTCAATCAGTTTGATATTGAAGTCCGTGACGGTATGGATTGGATGGTGGCCGGACGGACTTCGGTTCAAGTTGAAGTCCCGTCGGCCTGTATAGGCTCAGAGCGGGTACTGACCGGCACAACCGGATCAGCCTTACACCGCTCACCTTACGATAAGCGGCGATTAACTTTTAGCTTACCCACGGTTAGTTGTCTAGAAGATTCACCGTTATATGCTCTTTTGATGGCCATCAAGCATTGAATTTGGTAGATTCAAAAGCATCTAAGATGAAGTTGAGTTGATGATAGTGGCACAGTTAATAGTAAAATCAATAAGTTTGCACAGATTCAAAAAATATAGAGATACTAAGGTCGATATACCTGTTGGCTATACACTTCTTGCCGGTGAAAATAATTCTGGAAAATCATCTTTCATGCAGGCATTTGCAATTTGGGAGTTCTGTAAATATGTAATTTCTATTGAGAGAGGAGAAAAAGCTTTACTTCAGGATGGCCTGGGCGGTCAAGGGATAGGCATAAGCTCTGAAGATTTCCTACCAATCAATCTTCCATCTTTAAAGCATCTATGGACAAATTTGAGAGTGGCTCAAGAGGATAGAGGAAATGGACCAGAGCCAGATGCATATACTCTATGGATTAAATTGACATGGGCGTTTGAGGATGTTGACAAATTCCTCCAGATATCTCTCTCATTAAATAATGAGAGATTGCTGATTAAAGCAACTGACTCAAATTTAATTCAGGGTGACCTTGTCCCAAAAGTAGCCTACATCCCTCCCTTTGCAGGTATTCTTAAGAAAGAACCATATCATACGCCAGCAATGAGGAATAGACTAATAGGGCAAGGGTTAAGTGGCTCAGCAATTAGAAACACTATGTTGGAGCTGTATCGGGCCAATAAAGAAAAACGAAAGCTAGCTAAAGGTGATAGGCCTAAGATCCCACCTGCAGAACTAAAAAGGATTAGAGAGAATGACCCATGGGAGCATCTAACTGCAATTGTTAGAAAGATTTTCTCCATAGAGATGTACGTTAAAGAATTTGATGATAGATATCATACATATATTAGTATTGATTATAAGCGGGGTAAGTTTGAACCTGATGGCAGGTTTAAACCATTCACCGACTTTAATAAAAGAGATATAATGGTGGAGGGCAGTGGTTTTTTACAGATGTTGAATGTTATTTCATTAGCATTAGACCCTGCATATCATGTTATATTTTTAGATGAGCCAGATGCACATTTACACCCATCATTGCAATTCAAATTGCAAGAAGAGCTAATTCACCTGGCTGATAAATATAAGAAGCATATTCTTTTAGCTACGCACTCAACGGAGCTCATTGAGTCTCATGAGCTGAGTGGAATTCTTAAGTTTGAAAATAGTCAAATAAAACGCCTAAACAAAGAGTCACAAAGAGTTTCACTGATAACTGGCCTCGGAAGACAATATAACACTAAGATAAATAGTCTTTTGCGTCATAAAAAAATACTTTTTGTTGAAAATGATTCTGATTTTAATGTGATAAGTAAGTGGGCTGATATATATGGTAAGCCACTGCCTTCTGATATTGTTGTGTGGCCAACATCTAATGGTCACAAAGAGCGATTGCATCTTTTTACACAGTTAAGTGTGGTTATTAAAGGGCTAATAGGTATTAGCCTTAGAGACCGAGATATGGCTGAGTTTTTAACCGTTGATGGCTCTTCATTGTTTGATAAAAGCTATCCATGGAAAATGACGGATAGTGGAATTACTGCAAGAACTTGGCGATTTAAATATATCGAAGGGTATGTTTTAAGGTTAACTCCAGTTCGAAATGCCGCTGTTGCTAAAGGATTAGATCCTGCATTGGTAGTTCAGCATGTTCAAGATCATTTTGGTATCGTGCTGTTGGATTATCCGATTGATCAAATTCCAGTTGGTCTCAGAGAGCTGCCAGCAAAAGAAATTGTGTCTGAAGGGGAGCACTCTTTAGCTAATACGTTTGGTATAGGGAAGTATGAGCTGGCTAGTGCTTTTACTGATGCGCATCTTCATCAAGATGTGAAGCACTTCATTGACCTAATACATAATTGCTTTAAGAAATAATGTAACCCACCATAAACCCCATCCCCCCTCATGCCGCCGCACTATGGCGGCATGAACATATCCAAGACCCCATACTCAGCGCCCTTCGTGGCCATCCTCCAAGCCAACCCCGTCAGCGGGGAGCGGCTGGCGGTGCTCGATGCGCAGCTCACCCCTCAAGGCGATGGCTGGTACCAGCTGCTGCCGGTTGGCCCGTTCAAGGCCCGTGATGGTCGCCCGTTCGATGTGGCGAGTGGTCACTGGCAACTGGACGGACAGATCGCTGCTGCCCTGATTGCTCGAGCCAAAGCCCTTGGGCAAGACATCCTGATCGATTACGACCACCAGACCCTCAAGACTGACCAGAACGGCCAGCCTGCTCCTGCGGCCGGCTGGTACAACAGTGACGAGATTGCATGGCGCGAAGGGCAGGGGCTCTTTATCAAGCCGCGCTGGACGGAGCGGGCTGCGGCCCTGGTGGCTGCCAAAGAGTACCGGTTCCTTTCTGCCGTCTTTCCCTATGACGCCCAGGGCCGCCCGCTGGAACTGCGGATGACGGCCATTACCAATGATCCCGGTGTGGTGGGCATGCAGGCGCTTGCCGCTTTGAGTGCGTTACCCGCGTCAAGCCTTATGTCTACCCAACCCGGCCAGCTGGCCACCTCATCCCATGTTGCACAACAGGAGAAATCCATGAACGAACACCTGATCGCGCTGCTCGGCAAACTCGGCATCCAGCCGGGTGCCGATGGCCAGTTTACCGCCGAGCAGGGGACTACCGCTTTGGCTGCTCTGGATACCCTGCAGGCCATTGCCAAAAAGGCGCCGGAGCTGGAGGCAGCTCTCACTGCTGAGCGCACCTCGCTGGCCGCGCTCAAGGCGACCGTCGCCACAGGGCAGGGTGGCCAGATTGACCTGGCCAAGTATGTACCGGTGGAGACCTATAACGCCCTGGTGACGGAAGTCGCCACCTTGAGCGCCAAGGTTGAGACCACGGATGCCGCGACCTTGATCAAGGAAGCCCGTACCCAGGGCAAGGTGGTGGCAGCAGAAGAGGAGTATTTGACCGCCTATGCCGCCCAGAAAGGGGTGGCTGCACTCAAGGCGTTGCTGGAGCCCCGTCCGGCGATTGCCGCCCTGGCCGCCAGCCAGACCACCCAGGTGACCCTGCCCGAGAAGAAGGGAGAGGCAGTGCTCTCGGCGGATGACAAGTATGCCGCCGATCAGCTCGGCATTTCCTATGAAGAGTTTGCCAAGGCAAAAGGCCGGTAGGTTCGCTTAGCCGCGTAGCGGCGTAATCGGACAAACGCGACCGCCAGACCAACCTGTTTAACCAGAGAAGGAACACCCGTATGGCCATTGTTACTCCCGCGCTGTTGCAGGCCCTCTTCACCGGCTTCAAGAAGAACTTTGAAGACGCCAAGGGTGAAGCACCTGCCCAGTACACCAAGATCGCCACCGTGATCAAATCGACCACCAAGTCCAACACCTATGGCTGGCTGGGCAAGTTTCCCAGTCTGCGCAAGTGGGTTGGTGATCGGGTGATCGAGTCGATGAAGGCGCACGGTTACCAGATCGTCAACGAAGACTTTGAGGCCACCGTGGCAGTCGATCGCAACGATATCGAAGATGACGAGCTGGGTATCTATGCCCCCCTGTTTCAAGAGATGGGTCTGGCGGCAGGGATCCACCCCGACGAGCTCTGCTTTGGTCTGCTGGGCGCTGGCTTCACCACGCCTTGCTATGACGGTCAGTATTTCTTCGACACCGATCACCCTGTCTATCCCAAGGCCGATGGCACCGGTACCCCTGTTTTGAGCGCCAACGTGGTGGTGGATGCCGTTTATCAGGGGGAGCCCTGGTTCCTGCTCGATACCAGCCGTGCCCTCAAGCCTGTCATCTTCCAGGATCGCAAGTCGCCGCAGCTGATTGCCATGACCAAGGTCGATGACGAGGCGGTATTCACCCGCAAGGAGTTCCGTTACGAGGTCGATTGCCGTGATGCCGCAGGCTTTGGCTTCTGGCAGCTGGCCTTTGCCAACAAGCGGGCGCTGACCCCCGACAACCTGTGGGACTCCTTTTCCAGGATGCGGGAGTTTCAAGCCGATGGTGGGCGCAAGCTCGGGGTGAAAGCCACTCTGCTGGTGGTACCGCCCTCCCTTGAGAAGCTGGCGACCCAGATGCTGGAGCGAGAGCTGGCAAACAGCAGCAGCAACGAGCTGAAAGGCAAGTTGGAGCTGGTGGTGGCTGACTACCTCTAACCCTGTGTTGTGGCTGTTTAACCCCTGGTTTAAACAGCCTCTCTATCAGATTCGACGAGGAAAACATGAGATGGAACAAGAGATGGAACTGGCTATTCGAGTGGGGATTACGTCAACAGTTCGTCAGGTCTATTTTCGTGCGGGCCTGCCGATTGCTCCGGGCAAGTCTGAGATGGTTGTGTCGCTTGAGCAGTGCGCGACCTTGGAGAACGACCCGCGTCTGGTGGTCGTCCGGTTGGCTGAAGACGCCAGCTTTCAGGCAGGTGATGCACCATCGGCGCCTGGGGATCTGGACGCAACACTGGGCATCCTGACCGGTTCGGGCTATCTGGCCGGTGTTGCCACCCAGCATAGTGACGCCACCCAGGCGGGCAAGGTCACGCCGCTGGCCGAGATGAAGGTCGATGAGCTGCGCGAGCTGGCGCTGCAGATGGGTATCCCGGAGGTGGCCAAGCTCAAGAAGACTGAACTGGTGACGGTGATCGCGGCGACCGACGTGCAATACCCGATCAAGGATGAGCAGCCATCTGGCCAGAACGGAGAGCAGTGATATGTATGCCAGCGTCAATGACATGGTGATCCGCTTTGGCGAAGCCGAGTTGCTGCGCCTGGCCATGACGCCGACCGGTGAGCTGGATCAGGCGGCGATCACCATCGCCCTGCAGGATGCCGGAGCCTTGATCGATGGCTATCTTGCGGGTCGCTATCCCTTGCCGCTGGCCCATATTCCGAGTGCCCTGGTACCTATCTGCGCCGATATTGCCCGGCACCGTCTCTATGGTGAGCAGGCACCGGAGCAGATAGCCAAGCGCAACGAGGCTGCCCTGGCCTTTCTGAAATTGGTTGGCAAGGGGGAGCTGGCGCTGGGGTTGGCATCCGATGGCGCCACCCTGGAGAGCCAGAACCTGGCTCAACTGCAGTCGGATGGGCGCGTCTTTGGCCGGAGTCAGGGGCGTGATAAGGGGGGCTTTCTATGAGCCAACCCGCCAACCAGTCTGGTACCGAACTCGACTACCTGCAGGCGGGCGAGCGGCTTCGTGAGCTGCTGGCCCCCCTCAAGCCTGTGGGGCTCAAGGAGGTGTTTGTGGCCACCGATGTGGCGGCCATCGCCAATCTGGGCCAGCACAGTCCAGCGGTGCATGTGGTCTATCAGGGCGAACGTGAGAGCGAAGGCACGCAGTCAGGCCGGGCCAGCAGCTTTGATCAGCTCTGGTTGCTGGTGCTGGTGCATCGCGCCAGCCCTAGGGAGGTCAGTGCCGGAGTGTGGCTTGCCCGCATCCTGCAGGCCGTCAGTGGGCGAGCATGTGGTGACAGTACCTTTCGCCGGGTTACCCCACCGGTCAAACCCAGTTACAGCGGCGGTGCTGCCTATCTGCCGCTTGCCTTTACTACCCGAGTGAAATTTAAAGGAGAGCGATAATGAGCGAAACACTGCACCTGGAAGGGGATCTCTTTATCGAGACCTTTACCAACGGGGTCTCGGCCGGGGTGATTGGCCCCATCGATGTGGACAGCCTGGAAGTGAAACCCGACAGTCAAAAGATCTCCATTCCTAGCAAGCGCAAGGGCCAGTATGGTCAGGCGCGGGAGAACTACCACATTCCCAAGCCTGCCATGGTCACCATCAAGACTACCGAGATCCCGCCCGTGCTGCTGGCCGCCGCCTTTATGGGTCTGGAGAGCCCCATCAATCAGGGGGCCGGGACGATGACTGATCTGCAGGTTGTTCTGCCCGCCTGGCCGAAGTGGGCCCAGCTGGGCAAGAGCAATATTGCCTCGACTGGCCTTGCCATCAAGGAAGGGGTCACCGCGCTGGTGGTGGGTACCGATATCGAGGTTAACTATGCGCTCGGGCTGGTGCGAGCGGTGAAAGGTAGCTCGGTAGCCGATGGCGGAAGCCTGACGGTCAGCTGTACCTATAATGCGGTGACCGGTACCCGTATCGCGGGCAACATCCAGCCGGAGATCAAGGCGCGACTGTTGCTCGATGGCCGCAGTATTGTCAGCGGAGAGGCCATCAAACTGACGGTGCCCCGTGCCAGCTTGTCCCCCAAGAAGGCGGTGGACTTTATGAGCGATAAGCCCATCGAGATCGAGCTGGAGGGGGAGCTGCTGGCCGTGGATGGCGAGACTGCCCCCTTCTATGTAGATCGGCCAGTGACGGTGTGATGGAGTTAAATGAAAATAGCGGGGAAACCCGCTGTTTTTTAACTGTAAACATCCGATTACATATGGGTTAATCGAGTCTGTCGTTCTACCTCTACGTATCAAATTTTTTTACCATTTTCTCCACAATGTCAGTAGGTAGCTTTAGAGCTGGGTTATAAAGCACTTGCAGAACGTGTTCTATGAGTTCGTAAGCATCCATTACATCATCGGTAGTAATCTTGCTGTCTGGATGACTACCATCATTGCCAAAAAGTCTAATGGCGTTGAATAGAGTGTTAAATTCGGAATGTTCAGCCGGAAGTAGTTTAAGGCGTGCTCCTAGGGGGAGGCGTTTGGATTTTGTGTCGTGAGTGGGGACGTCAAGTTGAGTTAGAATTGACTCGATTGATGCTCTTGCGTTGTTTGCAGCAGATGCTGGCGAGCAGAAGAAAAGACGAAATGACTCTTGTAGTGGTTTTGCTACCTCAGTAGGGCAGCTTGCCGGGATATCAAGAATTGCGAGAGGTGGCTCAAAAAATGTTGGGCGAAAATCCTCAACCCAACGTTGTTCAGGATGCCCATGGCTATTATAGAAACCCTCTATGTCAGCACCGCCTCCGCCTGTACTGGCAACAATTTCTTGGCACTGTTTGTTGTTGCACCGAAGTAAGCATGAGTAAATGCTAGATACACAGGAGGGATCCCATCCAGGGTGTTCTTGCGCTTCTCGAGAGTCTCGCGTTTCAACTGTCTTAAAGGAATCATCAACGATACGAAGAATCCCTTTCTTGCATGTAGGACATATCCAGTCAGGGGTGTTCGTTCTGGTGAAATTATATTTGTATAAAGAGCGATCCATAATTTTTCCTGTAATTAACAGAATCAGAAATCATAATGTCAGAGTGGCTCCTGCACTATATCTCAGTAACTGATTATAAATCCCCTTATTCCATCTTTTTTACTATGAGGTATATCCTAATTGCTCAGTAAATGTCCATGTCTACCTCCACTTCTCTCAAATTTGCCCTAGAGCTGGCGGCGATTCAGGAAGAGCTGGCCGCCTTGGCGGGTGAGGTTTCGCAAATGTCCGACTACGCCTATCGGCTAATCGGAGCTGCGAGCGGATTGATGCAGTAGGGAAGGGATATCGTATTGAGGTAAGGTCTGGTTTTAACGCAATGCCAGCCGCTTAATCATGACCAGTGGTTGAGATGAGGCGGAAAGGGGGAGGATGGAGTTCTCTAACCACTGCCAGTCCAGCGGCGGAGTACTTTCCTTAAACTTCTGGTATGGCACGCCATCCTTGATCGTCAGGAACAGGGTGCAAGGCGTATCGGCACGACACACATAGCGCACCATCACATCGCCATGGAGTGAACGCAGTAGATGTTTCAGGATTGGCAGCCCTTGTATGGTGTGGTGCCCCCCTTCATGCCAGATGCCAAATTGATGCATTCCGCCCATACCTTTCAACACAAGTAAATCTAAGTTTTGACCGTCCAGGCCAACTTGCCACTGTCAGAAATGACAGTTAACTTGTAAAAGTGGGAAGGTTGTTAGTCGTAGATTAGAGACAAAGAGAACGGAAAGCGGCGGGAGGAGCCCGCCGTCATGCTATTTTATATTATCTCGAGATTTCTATGATATCTATCAATTAATAGTATCTATAGCCTTAACCTGAAATAGAGTGAGTTTGATTACTTGCTTTTGATAGGGTATCTATTTGTTCCTTAGACAACATTGTCTTAAGAGGGTTCGCAATCTCAATGGACTCCATTGAATAGCCAAAGGCAAGCAGCACGTGCTTTGTTGAATCAAAAGAATTTAGTGATGAACTACCAGTATAACGTTCTTTCTCAATTTTCATTCTATGCAAGTGGTAATATACATAGCACGATTTAGATATTATATTCCTGATAGAACGAGTGTTGTAATGACATTCATCTTGAATGTCTCTACGCAAAGACTCTGACTGTTCAACCAACATTAAGACAGAACCATCAATTATTTTGATAGTGTTTCTTTGCGCTGGATTAAGCATTTTTAATGCTTCGCAGTAAAAAGTATGAATGAATTGAGTGTCATATTTTTCAACCAGAGGCACCACTATCGGATTGCTTAAGTTAATCAAACCATTCTCATTTTTGTTTTTTTCCAAGTGATACAAAAAATCAAAATGACTTATTATTATATTTTCGAGATATGAACAGCAATCCTCAATCTCTATGTATAGGCGTTCATTGTGTTGTTTGGTGTTTAATAAATAATCCCACTTTTTTATTACTGGGTTCAAAAGAACCCCAGCAATGAAGGTAGTGAATGCGATGAGGGCTGAATAATCCATATAGATAGACTCCAGATTTATTATAGAGTTTTAAAAGCGCCAGTTGATATAAAGTCATAAATGTAATATATCATTTTTTAGTTGCTGTTTATGCATCTGGTAACATATTGGGGGAGTGTTTTTCAATATTTATACAAATTCATTTTGCCGTTTTTTTAGTGACAATAAATCATCAGCGAACTTCGTGGTTGAAATGATACAGTCAATTAGTAGTCGATGTTCTTTGACATAGAATTTTAGTACTTTCGATGACCCTCCGCATGAGAGATATTCCTCATAAATCTCATCTGTATTTATTAGTATCTTTGTGATCTCTTTTATTTCTCTGTATGGAAAAACATCATCCATGCAGCTAAGTCGATGGGTTATATTATTTGCTCTGATAGGACTAAGGCTTTCATTTGTTTTTGACTTTAAGTTCATAAACATTAAAAGGTATTCTTGGATTGTCATCTTCCGTGTGTCTTCCAAAGGAAAAGAACAGTACACTAATTGTTGTAACATAAGTTCTATAGTTTGATGCTGATTGCTAATTAAGCGCTGCAGCTCATCTAAAATGCCTTGGTTTTTAGCTATGGTCAGTTGTTCTCGCTGTACTTTATAAGTGGCCCAAACGCCGTAGAAAGCGCAAGCAGAGAGTAGTGGGCCGAGAGTGCCTCCAATAAAACTGCCAAAGTTAGCCCATGCTTGATCATTACGAGCGAGGCTATAGCCTGACTGGGGACCGAAAATATAAAAGTAGAAAATGAAAGGAGTCAGCAGCCCTGCAGCTGTGAGTCCACCAAGATAGCATTTCGTTTTAAGCGACATATTATCTATCAGTTTCATTATTCCCTCATTAATTCTCAGTAATTAGCCATAAACCCTCCTATTCTGCCATTTCTTCACAATAGGGCATATCTGAATCTGATCGGAATGCCCCATGTCCACCTCTACCACCCTGAAACTAGCCCTGGAGCTGGCGGCCAAGGTCACCGGTCGCGAAGACCTGGCCGCCTTGGCGGATGAGGTGCAGGAGCTGGGCCCGATCTCGGACGAGACGGCCGCAGAAACGGAGCAGTTGGCCGAGAGCCTCGAATCGTTAAGCCGCCAGCAGGCGCTGATCCAGCAGCTCAATGACTCAAAGGCCGCCCTGACCCAGCTCGAACTGGCGACAGTGCTCAGTCGTGACAAGTTGGAGCTGTTGCGCCGTGAGCAACAAGCAGGCAGTGGCGATGCCAAGGCGCTGGCCGAACAAGAGCGGTTGCTGGCTTCCGAGGTCAAGCAGCTGGAGCGCCAGCTGGTTGCTCAGTCCGCCAGTCATACCCGCCTGCACGCAGGGCTCAAGCAGTCTGGGCTCGATACCAGGAACCTTGCCCAGGAACAGCAGCGCTTGCAACGTGAGCTGACCAAGAGTGTCGCCCAGACCGAACGGCTGGGGCGCGAACTTAGCCAGGGCAGTCAGCAGGCCGGTGGCTTGCAGGGGGCCATCGGCAGTCTGACCGGCCGCCTGGTGGCCATGGCCGGTACCTGGTTCGGTATCCAGACCCTCACCAGCCAACTGATGGCCATGTTCCAGACTGGCGATCAGGCCGAGCGCCTCGATGTGCAGCTCAAGGCGGTGATGGGATCGATTGCCGGTGGCAAAGAGGCGTCAGCCTGGATCCAGGACTTTGCCAAGAACACCCCCCTGCAGCTCAGTGAAGTCACCCAGGTATTCGTGCGCCTCAAGGCGTTCGGCATCGACCCTATGGCGGGGGCCATGCAGGGGATTGTCGATCAGGCGTTCAAGTTGGGCGGCGGTTTTGAAGAGGTGCAGGGCATCTCTCTGGCCCTTGGCCAAGCCTGGGCCAAGCAGAAGCTGCAGGGTGAGGAGATCCTGCAGCTGATTGAGCGGGGCGTGCCGGTCTGGCAGATGTTGGAGCAGGTGACTGGCAAGAACACTGCCGAGCTGCAGAAGCTCTCTGAGGCAGGCAAGCTGGGCCGCGAGACCATCTCTGCCCTGATGAACGAGATTGCAGCCCAATCCTCCGGGGCCGCCCGCGACAACATGAGCCTGCTCTCCGGGTTGATTTCCAACACCCAGGATAACCTCGCCAAGTTTTACCGGATGGTGGCCGAGAATGGGGCGCTGACCTGGCTCAAAAACCAGCTGGCCAACCTTAATGCCGAATTTGAGGCGATGGCCAAGGATGGCCGCCTGCAGGAGTGGGCTCAACGCCTCTCCGATGGTTTTATCTCCATGGGGGAAACCCTCAAGTCGCTGATCCAGACCCTCTATGAGTGGCGCACCGCGCTGACCGTACTGGCCCAGGCTTGGGTCGGCCTGAAAATCGCGGGCTGGATTGGTGATCTGCGCAGCCTCTATGCCCAGTTTATTGCCATGCCTGTGGCGACCGCGACAGCAGCAGGCGGCATGACGACTGCGGGCACGGCTGCAGCCGGTGCGGCGATAGGGGTCAGGGTGCTGGGCGCAGCCGTCAAGGGGCTACTGGCCGCTGTGACGGTCGAGTCCATCATCCAGATCACCCAGTTCGCCTCTGCCCTGCGCCAGCTGGTGCAGGCTGAGCTGGCACTCCGGGAGGCGCAAGCGCTGCGCTCCGAGACTCAGGCCCGCCTCAATGGTCAGTTTGCCGCTCTGTCAATCGAGCTGGGTTTTGCCATCACCAGCATGGCGGATCTCGATCGCTTGGTGGCTGAGGGCAAGGTGCATTACGACGATGCCACTGGCAGCTGGCGACAAGGCGCCGCAGCCGTTAAAGCGCTGGGGACGGAGGCCAAGAGCACCCGTGACTATCTGGCCGAGATTAATGCGGTGGCCAAGCAAACCGCCGCCGATGGCCCAGCCAAACTGGCTGAGGCGTTTAAGGTGCTCGGCCTCGATTTCGAGCAGGCCAATGGCCGTATCGGTGCGGGCTTTCAGAAGACCATCGGCGCTCTGGATGTATTGGTGGCGCACACGGGTGCCAGTAGTGCCGCCATCGAGGAGGCGCTGGCCTCCGCTTACAACAGCGCCAAGACCACTGCCGAGATCGATGCGGTGATCGCGCGTCAGAAGCAACTGGCCGCCCAGGGCAAGATTACCGGGGATGCGCTGGCACGGTCGATGGCCATCGCCGCCGATGCCATGGCCAAGGTGAAAGGGGGGAGCGGCGATACCAAGCAGGCCGTTGCGGCCATTGGTGATGGCTTTGACGAGGCCGCCGCACGGGCCAAAGGCGCTACTGATGCGATGCGGGCGGGGCTTAAAGGGGTTCAGGATGAAGCCAAGCAGACTAATGCCAGCCTTGCCACTAGCGGCGGGGGCGGTGGTCGAGGCGATATCACCCGCACCGTGAACGCCGGTTCCTTCTACTACAAGAGCGTGGATATCAACAGCCTGCGGGGCAATGCCGAGGGGCTGGCCAATACCTTGGCCGGGGTGGAGGAGGAGCTGGCCCGCTACAGCCAGAAGGTCAAGGATATTCCGGCCTACAGCGAGTGGAGCAAGTATTACGGCGAGAAGTTCCAAAAAGAGATGGAGGCGATGCAGGCCCGCCTCAAAGAGGAGCTCAACAAAGCATTGGCCAAAGAGAGTGCCAAAACCAATCAGGCCACCGCCCAGCAACCAGCCCCAACTGCAGAGCTATCTACCCCCAGCGCCAACACCCCAGGGACACGCAGGCCCTTGTCCGAGCGGATCACCATCGAGCTCAAAGGGGCAGGGGGAACGGCCGAACTGCAGGCCGATGAGGCCAATGCGAATGCCCTGATTTCCCTTCTTAAACAGCAAGGACTGCGGCAATGAACGTGACCTTAAACAGCGTGCTGCTGCCAGATGATCTGGTCTGGCGCGACGAGTTCGAGTGGGCGCCGGTCGAGCAGGTGGTGACCCCGACCCTGAGCGGCGCCCTGTTGGTGGAGGAGACCACCAAGCCAGAGGGACGGCCGCTGACCCTGAGCGGGCATTGCTCCCGCGCCAAGGTGCAGGAGCTCAAGGTGCTGGAGGCGCAGGTGGCCCGGCTGATGACGTTAACCCTGCTCGATGGCGTGGCCCGCACCGTGGTGTGGCGCCGCCCTGGTGTGGTGGCCATGCCACTGATCGAGATGGCCGACCCGGAAGGGGGCGATCCCTATGCCTTGACCCTGAATTTCACAGAGGTAACCCCATGACCATTCTCTCTGGCGATATCGTGCTGTTGGCCAGCCAGCGCCTGGTTGATACCGATGACGGCGGTGGTCGCATCACTGGCCGCGAGATCATCAGCGGCAACCATAACAGCCTGTTTCCTGACGTAAGCGATATGGATCGGGCCTATGGCACTGTGAATATGCGCAAGGCGTTTCTGGCGGTGCAGACGGACGACACCGACACCTACTATGGCGCCAATGCCATGGTGTTGCTGCCGCCCAGTGACCCCAGCGTAAACCTGACGCTGATGACCACCAAAGACCACAACGACACCCGCGACAACGCCCGCAACACCCTGGAGCGCTATCAGGCCAGAGGCCCAAAGTGGCAGGGGGTGCTCTACGATACCCAGCTGGAAGGGCAGCGGGCGATCCGCATCCTGCAACGGGTCGAGGTGCGGTTGCCGGAGGTTGGGGAGGTGCTGGTGCTGGTCGGCAACGAAGGGAAGGGGAACGAGGTTGAGCAGTATGTGCGGGTTGACCGGGTAACCGCCGAGCTGCGCAAGTTCGGGGTAGCAGGCTACCAGGGCGAGTTCACCCGCAACGTGGTCACTTGCGTGATCACTGACCCGCTGCGCCACACCTTTGAAGGGGAGCAGCCCAGCCCATATGACCAGGCAACCACCAAGACCACACTGCGGGAAACCGTGGTGGCCGATGCCGCCAACTACTTTTCGACCACCAAGCTGGTCGCGGATGCGGCGCTGGGTGCAATGCGGGTGCAGGCCAAGACCATCTTCACCCAGCTGATACCCAGTGCCCGCAGTGAAACCCCGGTGGTGGATCTGACCGCTGCCGGTGAGCTTGGCGCCCTGCTGGAATCCGGGGTGGGCAGTCCCCACACCTTCACCACCACCTCACCGGTCAGCCCCAGTCAGGGGCTGTTCCTGGGGATTGGTGCCATGCCGGGCAGCGTATCGGTCACCATCGGTGCGGCAGTGATCACCGACAAGGGGGGCGAGCTGTTCCTGGTCGGTACCGTGGTGGGGGCTATCGACTACGGGCGCGGCCTGCTGACCTTCAACAGCCAGTGCCCGAACTACGGTGCGGCCAGCAAAACCGTGAGCTTTCGCCCGGCAGTGATGCCATCGCGCATCGCTGACACGGCCCAGATCCAGATCGCCGCCAACAACCGGGGCTATGCCTATACCGCGACCCTGCTGCCCACCCCTTGCCCCGGTTCGCTGACCGTCAGCTATCTGGCCCAGGGCAAATGGTACGACCTCAAAGACAACGGGCGCGGGGAGCTGTTTGGTCAGGACAAATCCTATGGCTCTGGCCTGCTCAACTTCACCACCGGCTCTGTGGTGCTGACCCTGGGGGCGCTGCCGGATGTGAACAGCGCGATCATGTTCAGCTGGGGTACCAAGGTCTCTTACCTCAACCGCGCCAGTATGGTGCTGGATCCGGTGCAGCTGACTCATAAGCTGGCCCATGAGGGGATCACCCCCAACAGCCTGACCCTGACCTGGCAAGCCGGTGGCGCGACCAAAACCGCCATCGACAACGGGGCGGGTCAGCTGACCGGCGATGCCACCGGCACCATCAATTATGTGACCGGTGATCTGGCACTGCGGGTGGCGACCCTGCCGGATGGCGGTCAGGAGTACCAGGTTGTTTACCAGTACGGCGACCCGGACACCCAACGATTTGACTACCCGGCCCGCAACCCGGACGGGACGATCCCCCTGCAGCTGACCAAGCAGAACCTGACCCCCAGGATGGTATCAGTACGCTGGAATGCCCTTTATGAGGATGTGAAGGACGACACCGAACTGGTGATCGCTACCCGTGACCCGATCATCAGTGTGCGCGACAACGGCGCGGGCAAGCTGCTGGATGCGGCAGGGGTTGAACGGGGCACCGTCAACTACACCACCGGCCAGATCACCATCAAGCCGGATGGCCAGGGCGGCATTCCGAAAACCCGCTATGAGTGGCGCACTATCGGCACCTATGGCGATGGTCACGGCAACACCATTGCCCGCCAGCGCTGGACACTGGTGGAAATCTACTACGTGCAGGCGGCTTACCTGTTCCCGGTGGACGACAGTGGTTGGGTCGAGGTGGAGTACCGCAGCAACAACGCCAGCAGCGCTGGCCAGGACACTGTTAAGGCCACCCCGCTGGTGCTGGATATCACCCCGCGCAACGGCGAGGCGATCCTGGCCAACTCAGTGCGCTTTGCCCTGGGCGGGTCGGTCTATGTGGACAGGCAAGGGATCCTCTATCGCAACATCGACCCCGCCACCGGGGCCGGTGAGCAGGCCGGGACGCTGGATTACGCCACCGGCAAGGCGACCGTCATGGTCTGGAACCCCGGCGCGGCGCCTGTACCTGCCCTGAGTTCGCTGGTTACCAGCTTGGTGGCCCAGACGGTGGACGAGGTGACATTCAGGACGCCGGGGGCCCCCATTGCGCCATCCAGCCTTTACCTGAGCGGCAACACCGCAGATGGGCGCCGGTTTGAGGTGACCGCCAACGGTGATGGCACCATCACCAGCCAGGATGTAAGCGGCAAGGTGGACTATCAGACCGGAGTGGTATCGGTGCGCTTTGGCCGCCTGGTGACGGCGGCAGGCAACGAGGGTAAACCCTGGTACGACCCGGATATGGTGGTCGATGGCAAGATCTGGCGTCCCTTATCGGTGGTGGCTGACACCATCCGGTTTAATGCGGTGGTCTATAGCTATCTGCCGCTCGATGCGGATCTCATCAAGCTGGATCCGGTGCGCCTGCCATCCGATGGCCGAGTGCCCTTCATTCGCAAGGGGTACATCGTGGTGGTGCATTCCACCAAGCGCAGCGCCTTCCCCATGGGAGTACAGGCCGGGCAGCAACTCAGCACCGGGCGCGAACGGTTGGCCTATTGCCGGGTGGAGGATAAGAACGGCAAGGAGCTGGCGCCGCAGCTCTACAACGTCAACATGAACAGCGGGATGGTGACCTTGGCCAGCCCACTGAACCTGACCGGCTATGTGGAGCCGCTGACCGTGGTTCACCGAGTCGAGGATATGAGCCTGGCCACCGATGTGGAGATCTCGGGCCGCATCACCCTGGCTCGGCCCCTCAGTCACAACTATGAGGCGGCGGATACCTTGGTATCCAGCGCCCTGATCATCGGTGACCTCTGGGCTCGCTATGGGGAGCTGTTCGACCAACGCACTTGGACAAATAACTGGTCTGATTTTCTGATTGGCGACCCCTGCACGGCGGAATACAACGATACGGACTTCCCGATCGTGGTGACCAACCGGGCGACCCTGCAAGAGCGCTGGGCCATCATCTTCCAGACCACCACCACGTTTATTTTGGTCGGCGAGCATGTGGGCCAAATTGCGGTGGGGGACGTGAATACCGACTTTGCCCCCATCAACCCCAACAACGGCCAGCCCTATTTCAGGCTTGACCGGCGTGGCTGGGGGGCCGGTTGGGCTGCAGGCAACGTACTGCGGTTCAACACCTACGCCGCCAATTACCCGATCTGGTTTATCCGCACCATCTTGCAGTCGGTGGCAGCGGTGGATACCGACCGTTTCGAGGCCCAGCTCAGGGGCAACGTCAACCGTTAACAAACCGGGTAGGGCACTCTTTTCTCAGAGATCGCCCCACCACCTTTTGGCAATGGGGCACCGCGCCCCGCCATGGAGAGTACATATATGGCTGTTTATCCGGTGAAGTGGTTTCACAGTAGCATGCAGGGCGCCCCGAGTTTGGGTGACACCACAGAAGGAGCCTTAACCGCTTTGATCAAGGCTGTGCTGGTTACAGGCTTTGGCCAGTTGCAAGCGACCAGTATCACATTTGATCCGGCTACAGGTTGGGCAAAAGCGAATTTTCAGAGTGGCCATAAGTACCTGCAAGATTCAGTGATCCATGTTGAAGGGGTGACCCCAGTTGCCTACAACGGTGAGCATCGAGTGATGCAGGTCGATTCAAATAACGTCTGGTTCGAGATAGATGGAGGGAACCCCGGCAGCCCAGGCACTGGCACCATGATGGTGAAGGTTGCTCCGCTGGGTTGGACGATCACCCATGAGAGCCCGGATGGGAAAATCTTCATCGTGCGGCCAACCGATGTTAGCGGGTCAGGCAATATATCCCTGCGCATTGACAACAGCGCCTATACCGGATGGGCGGCCAACAACCAATGGCTGGCAAAGGTGGCCATGGTTGAGGATGTGATAGATATCAATACCTTTACCACCGCGTTCGCCTGGGCATGGCCTTGCACTGGTCGCTTTGGCGATAAGCGCTGGGATCTTGTTGGTGATAGCCAGATGTTTTATTTCATCCCGGCTTATGGGGCTACAGGTGGCCGCAGCTTACTTTACTTTGGCTATATCAAGACGGTTCGGCCTGGAGATCGTTACCATGCTGCACTGGCCTTTTACCCAGAGAATGGAACTGGCAACACCAGTAGGCAGTGGCAGGATGGTTGGAACATGTCTATGTACTACAACATTCTGCCCGTGAACGGTAACAACGGTTACAAGCAATTAGCGCGTCCTTATCATCAGATGTTTGGTTCTATCGCATTTCAGACCCTTGGCATTTTTTCGGTATGGGGCTCAGGACTGCCATTCCCAAACCCCGCAGATAATGCGTTTTATGTGTCTGCTGATCCGTTATTGGTCATGGAGGCTGCTGGAAGTGTTTTGCGTGGCAGTATGCCGGGCATTGTGATGCCATTTACCACCCAAGCCAGCCTGATAAACCGCAATTACCGAAACCTGCCAGCTATCCCAGGCAAGATAGTCCGCTTTTTGGATGCGACCCGCTCCGAGTCTTTGGTGGGGACGTTCGGTGGCCAGCCTCTCGCTATGTTTGGCTTTGATTTGACTGGCCCATGGAGGTAAGTCATGACGCTTAACATTCAAGAATCGTTTGATGTAGCGCCGCCAGCTGATTTTGCTCTTGCTGCGGCTAAAGGGGGGGCGACACCGGTCGGTGTTAACTATAGAGCTGCAGAGAAGGCGGTTGATCTCATCAACAACAGCGGCAATATCCATGGTCAGTGGCGCCTCCAGTTTGGCACCCTGTTACAAGCCGCTGGTGTTTTTGATTTAACCCTGGAGGTGGATATTGAGGTGCTGGCCAGTTCAACAGGTGAGACTCACACCGGGTTCCACCTTAGATCTGGGAATGGTGATGAGCTATGGCAGTTGGTTCATTACAAGCCATCCAACGGTGTGGCACTGTATGGAGTGAACTATTCAAACCCTGCCGGTGCATGGAATAACGGGAACGAGCCAATTAGTAATTACACCTATCGCCCTATGGTGATAGGTGGTCGCTATCGGATGAAAGCGGTACGACTTGGCACTGGTCAAAAGATTAGCTTTTACATCAATGACGAGCTGGCGTTTGACTACCTGGGCATTGCGGATACAACCAAGGTGATGCCTGCCATTTTTGTCTATAACACCAACGTGAGGATCCATAGCCTCAAGTTTGATAGCAGTTATAGCGATCCGCAGTTGGTACCCATAAAGCTACCTACCTTACTTGCCGCCAATGAGGAGACAAAAGAGAAATATTGGCCGCAGCCGGTCAGCTTTGTTGGTATTCCTCCTGTTTTTTCGGGCAAATCAGCCGCGTTTCCATCGCAAAAAATGTCACTGTTCAGCAAGGGCAGAGACTTTTTTATTGTTCGGGATGGTGTTCAAACTGAGCAGGGGTTTATCGAGAGCACGGTGACCATCAGCGGGGTTGGGGTGCGTCGCCGTGTACTTTGTTACTTGCAAGATGGCGAATTGGTTGGGGAGACCTTCAGCCGTGAATCAGATGGTTTGTACCGGTTTGATCACCTCTGGTTGAACCGGCGTTATATGCTGGTCGCTCAGGATGACCCCGCCTTTGGCCCTGCGGATTACAATGCCGTGGCGGCGGATTTTCAGATACCAAAGCCATACCCTCCTGGCGGTGGAGCCATCACATCCCCATTCGCTGCATTCCAGAGGAAATAACCATGATCTCCTATGCCGAAGGGCTGCGCACCAGTCGCGCCCAGCTATTGGCCACGGCCATTGATACAGGCAGCGGGGCGAGTGCCAAGCTGACCATCTACACCGGCACCAAACCGCCACCGGGGGCGGCCACGACTGACCAGCTTGCTCTGGTGGCGCTGACGTTCAGTCACCCTTGCGCCAAGACGATCAGCGGCGGGGTGCTGACCCTGAAACCCCTTGCCGAACAGATGGCCACCGCCAGCGGCGCCCCCACCTGGGGACGCATTGTTGACAGGGATGGAGCCTTTGTGGCGGATCTCGATGTCGGAGTGCCGGGCAGTGGCGCCGATCTGGAGCTGCCCGCAGCGGAGTTTTTTGCCGGTGCGCTGATCCGCATCAATACCGCCACCATCACTGAACCGTAACCGGGGGGCCATATGGCCAGAAAGGATGCCAGCCTAGCGCTGCGTAAGGCTCGCAGCATCAATGGTCAGCTGGAGCTGAACCCGTCCGACGTGGTGCGCCTGGTCGGCATCCTGAATAGTACCAACTTGCCGCCACGCCTGAGTGCGCCACCGGGTCTGGTACTCGCATCGGTACTGGCTGGCGCCCCGCATCGATCCGGCGCTCTGCTGGGCGGCTCAGTGGTGCTTGATGCTGTGCTTGCCAGCCATACCCATAGCCATGGGGAGTTGGTCGGCGCGTTGGTTATTGGATGCACCATGGTCAGCTCATCCCGCGCCCCGCTGCCTGTGCTCGCCGGGCAGTATGACCAGAACGTATTCCGAGGCCCTGCCAGTGCAATGGGGGATGTTTGGGATCGGGCTGATCGCCATTCCCAGGCCCTCAGTAGCGAATGGCAGAAGGCAGGCAACGAGCGAGCAACCAGCCGATCCCTGTGGCAACAGGCCGCCGTTTATCAGCAGCAGGTGGCTGAGCTGGGCGAGCAGATGCCCCAGACGTTCATGGCCAATCAACAGCGCTTTGCCGAGGGGCTGCCGGTCAACCAGCAGAGCTGCCAGGGCTATGACAACCTGGCAGCTGGCCATGTGGCGAATCAGTCCCTGTGGGTTGAGGCGGCGCCGGTCAGCAGCTGGCGCCTGGTCGGGTTCACCAACCCGCCGCGCTTTGACCAGGTTTGGCAGGCTGACCAGTGGCAAGAGGGCATCCCCATCGGTAAAGGGGTGGCCGCTCAAGCCTGGCACCACGGCAAGCCGCTGATAGAGGGCTGGCGTGATGACTGGGATGAGGCCATGTGGCCATCCAGGGGCAAGACGCCGCCGCCAGAACCACCCAAGCCCCCCATCCGTCCCGATAAGCGGGTGCTGCGGCTGGCGTTCGGGCGCAAACACGACACGGCAGAGCTGGAGTTCGTTTGGCAGGGCAGTGATGCGGCGATCGTCATTCCAACCCGGAGGGTTTATCTGGTGAGCAATACAGCAAAGATCGTGCGGGTTCGCGATGGGCTCGATATCCCGGCCACTGCGGTGAGCATTGAGCTCGATACCGACTCCTGGGCGTGGCAGTTCAGCGCCCAGATACCCCGTATCGCGGCAGCGGCTTTGACCGATGAGGAAGAGGTCAGCATTCATATCAACGGTCAGCAATGGGACTGCGTGTGCGATGGTTGGCAATCGAGCCAGAGCTTTGGCCGCGAGTCGGCAACGCTGACGGGCCGCTCGCGTACCGCTTACTTGTCGCCGACCCATGTATTGGCGCAGGCGGTGAGTGAGCGTGCAGCCGCGACAATGGCCCAGCTGGCTGCGGCTGTCTTGCCTGTTGGCTGGACGTTGGATTGGCAAGCGGCTGACTGGTTGGTGCCTGCCGGGTTCTTTAGCCTGGATAACCAGACCCCGATCGAGGTGGTCAGGTACCTGGCCGAGGCGGCAGGTGGTTTTGTACTGCCACACCAGCGCAACCGCCATCTGGTCATCAAACCGCGTTATCCCACCGTGCCGTGGCAGCTTGATACTGCAGAGGCCGATGTGGCGATCCCCCGCGCCATCATTACTACCCTGGGCAGTGATTTCCAGCCGGGTCATGCCGCTAACGGGATCTGGGTGACTGGAGGCCATCAGGGCATCAGTGCGCGGGTGGTGCGCCAGGGAACTGCTGGCGAACAGCAAGCGCCGACCATCACCCACCCGTTGGTGTGTGATGTGACGGCAGCCCGTACCCAGGGTGTGGTGGGGCTGGCCAAGACCATGCCCAAGCGTACTCAGACCATCGAGCTGCCGTTGTCTGCTGATACCGGGCTGATCCTGCCGGGCGCATTGCTCGCAGTGGATGGTTGGAAGGGTTACAACCGGGGCGTCAGGGTCTCTGCTGCGCTGCAGAACAGGGCCATGACGGTACGCCAGCAGCTGAGTGTGGAGCGATTTGTATGAACCTGTTTAAGCGATTCCTTGAGCTGGTACCCGGCGCGGATCCCTTGTTGGTTGGTACCGTGACCGCAGTAGGTACCACGACCACGACTCTCAGCGCGTTGGCGGGTGGGACAGTCACAGTGCGGGGCACTGGGGTAGCCATTGGCAAGAAGGCATTTTACAGGGGAGGGGAGCTTGCAGGAGAGGCGCTGGATTTACCGACCTATGAGATAGAGGTTTAA